AACACGGGTAAACGAAGTGCCACTTGTGACAGAGATGGTTGTATCAGTGGCTGAAATACCCGCTGAAAGCGTAGAATATATAGGGTAAAAAGGGTTAGCCGCAAGGTTACTTGATAAGCGAATAGGAGTAATGTCGAAGTAAACACCCCCTATATAAAGATAGTATTTTAAATTAGTTCCTAGACCAACGATGTAGTTGCCGTTAAGAGCTACCCATTCTACTAAGCTACGACACGTCCCTGCGTAGGTGTTTGTACTAGGTAAGACCCAACCGTTTATCTTTTCAGGAGACCCACTTCTAAAACGCACCCATTGACATGCATAGAAGCCGCCAGTATTGGCAAGGTTGGTAGACTCTCTGGAGACTCCGGGTCTAAACTGAAGATATTGTAAAGCCATCCATCAACCCCTAAATAATTCTATGCAGTGCTAGTTAAAAAAAGTGCCATCTCAGCTTTACGTCTACGTGTTAGACCCGCTAATGACTTACCTTTGGCTTTATCCCAGCGAAGAAACTGCGGAGCTATTAGGTCTGGTGCAGTTCCTGCGTTTAACATTTTTACTAAAGTGGAAGATGTAAAGTTTCCTTGACCAATATTGTAACATAGCGATACACAAGCATCAAATTGACTTTGTTGTATAGGTATAGTAAGCACTTTATTAACTGCCTTTTCAAAAGTAGTTAGGTCATGGTGTAAGTACATATCTCCTACAGCTTCCGTTATTTTTGGGTCTGATAGTTTTACTGCTTTCCCATCAGGGTATCGAGTAGTTCCCCAGCCTATAGTAGGTACACCTGCGGCACAAAGATACGGCGCCGCTCTAAAGCTTTCAAACTCTTTAATAAGAGCTACACCCTTGCTAGAAGTTTCCATTGCATCAGTCTTTTAGTATCATACCAAGGCCACCAGCAACACCGCCAGCAAGCAATAAAAGTTGGTCTATAGGCTTACCTAAGAATATAAAAACTGCTCCTACTACAGCAGTTACTACCCAGATAATGCCTCGTTTTGTTGACGCCTCAGACCATTCTATTTTCATTTAACTGCGTCCCTAAAAGGTGTTAAATCTTCGGTTGTCCAGAAGTCTTTAGCTAACATAATCTCAATATGCTCTTTGTTTCTTTTTATGCAATCAGCCCATTGAGTATCTGACATTTTTTCAGGTTTAACACCATTAATAAGATTAACTGAATCCATAGTGGATAGGTATTGTTGCGCTGGATTAATTTCTAACATTATAGTTTTCCTTCTAAGGTTTCTAACCGAGCAGTAAGTTCTTTGATTGCGTTAATCATAGGGGTAATTAAATCTGCCATGCCAAGACGTTGTGTACCATCTTCATCTTCTGACCATCCAGTAAATGTGTCTACACCTGCTTTATCAAGAGCTGATTTTACATTCTGAGCAATAAGGCCGTGCATCACTATGTTTGTATCCTGCACATTTTCTTCAGCATAATGCGCTGTTAGTTCTTTAGGAATTTCATTAGAGGGTTTCCATCGGTACGTTACTGGCTCTAAATCATTAATAAAAGATAATCCCAGTGTATCTTTTCCAATTACATTCTTAATACGTTCATCAGATGAAAATGCCCAAGTAGCATTTACTGTATAAGAATTAGAAATTCGATTTGTGCCGTTGCCAATAACAACCGCATTATTGGTAGGGTGAGTAAATAAACTACCGATACCTATTCTACCTGTTGAAGCAGCGCCAAGTGTAATCCCATTGCCAAATACTTGATTGTATGAACCAGTTGTTAAATTTAAACCTGTATCATCACCTACAGCCGTATTGTAACTTCCTGAAGAGACGTTTGAGAGTGAATAATCCCCCACTGCTGTATTAAAAGAACCACTGATGTTACTGGTAAGCGCCAAACTACCTACTGCTGTATTGTAAGTTCCTATGGTGGTGCTTGATAATGCGTTATACCCAACTGCTATATTATCTGATCCTGTCGTGTTACTATTTAGGGACTGTATTCCAACTGCTACATTAGTTGCCCCTGTAGTGTTAGAGGCAAGTGTAAACGAACCTAGAGCTGTATTGTTATCTCCTGTAGTGTTGGCAGTAAGTGCACTGCTACCTACTCCTACATTATATACGCCTATTGTGTTAGATTTAAGTGAGTAGAACCCTACTGCTACATTTTCTCCCCCTTGAGTGTTGGCAGTAAGCGCATCTACCCCTACAGCAGTATTGCTGCCTCCTGTGGTGTTAGAATCTAAAGCCCGATCACCTGCTGCAAAACTGTTTGTATCAGCACCAGCACCATATGAACCTCTTAGTGCATTTGCACCTGTGATAGTAACCGCACCCGCTGCTGTTAGGGCGGCAGTATTAACCGTGCCTGTAAATGTAGGGCTTATTGAAAATACAGCAGACCCTGAACCAGTTTCGTTTGTTAAAGCAGTGGCAAGTTGAGCTGAAGTAAAAGACCCTAGAGAAGTTACATTACCAACAGAAGTTACTGCACCTGAAAGATTGGCATTAGTTACTACAGTAGCAGCATTACCAACAGAAGTAACTCCACCTGTAAGATTAGCGTTAGTAACAACAGTAGCAGCATTACCAACAGAAGTAACTCCACCTGTAAGATTAGCGTTAGTAGTTACATTACTTGCTGTTAAATTTGCTACAGCCGTAGTAGAAGCCACGATAAAAGGTGCTGTGCCTGTAGTAACAGTAGATTGTACAGTAGTAAATTTGCCTGTAGTCGCTGCTGTAGCACCTATTGTAGTGCCGTCTATAGTACCGCTTGTAACTGTTAAGGCATTAATTGCTTCGTAGAAATTAACTGAATCACAATAAATAAACTTCTTAGCTTGATTGACTAAAGTGACTCCAGCACCACCAGAAGCAATAAAATTAAGAGAAGAGCCTGAATTATTATATACGATGTAAACTTTGCCTTTTGCAGGGGCGGTTATAGTACGAGTAACACCGGGCGTTCCAATAGCTATAATTACCATCGGACGGGACTGATCTGATGCACCATCTAGAGCGGTTAGCGTAACATTACCTGCTGTTACATCAATAGATACTCCTCCTGTAATAGCTTGTTCAAGTAGGGTTCCAAGATTAGTATTAGTTGTACCACCCCATGTGTTAGCTTGTTCACCAACAGCGATGAGTTCTATACGTAGGTTAGGTGAAAATGTTGAAGCCATAAAAATGTCCTTTATTGAGAATCGTCTACTGGGGCCCAACTAGGGGTCTGAGTATCATCTATTAATGCCCACCCGTTCGGTTGGCTGTCATTTACTGGAGTCCAATTAGAACTCTGTGTATCCGCTACACTCAACCACGTACCTGATTGATTGTCATTTACTGGGACCCAAGTTACTGATTGACTATCGTTTATTTTAAACCATCCATGCACAGCATGATAGTCCGTTAACAAAATAGTTTCAATAATGGCTGATTTAAATTGTGCCGCAATAGTCTCTATATCAGCGGTATCTATATTTTCTTCTACAGATTGTACAAAACCAGCAATAATTGTTTCAGCTTCCTCAGATGAGAAGTTTTCTACTACAGAAAGGAAAAAGGAAAACCCAATAATACTTATATCATTAAGAGAGATATCTTCCGTAACACTTGATAAGAACTGAGCTAGTATAATAGGTGCATCTAAAACTGTTACAGGCTCTGAGATAGATGACGCAAACTGGGCTAATATAGTTGGTGTGTCTGCAAGACCCGTATTCTCGTTAATAGATTGTTTAAGTTGCGCTAACATAGAGCGTACATCAGCTACTGTAAGAGGTTCTACACGAGTTTCTAATGCTGCAAAATAAACAATAGGAACATCTTGTATAATAACAATAGCTTCAACTATATTTGGTTTAAACCCCGCACTGATTGTTTGTGTATCAGCTAATGTTATAGTTTCTGTAAGTGTTTGCCCAAAGGTACTTAACTGAGTAGTGGGGTCACTAAGGGTTATTGTTTCTACTATGCCTCCAAAATATATGCCCGCATCAGAATTAACATCACCTACGATAGAGTTCTCAGCAATCGACTGTAGAAAAGCAGATACTTGAGTATTAGTGTCTGCGGGTACTATGTTTTCGGCAATAGTAAAGGTGTATACATTACTAGGTAATGTAGAAAATGGTGTCCCTGAAAATGGGGCTATACCAAACATTTACTATACTATCCCCAAACTTCAGTAGGGGCTACAGGCCACACTAGATTACCAGAAGTAGGATACACAGCAATCTGTCTTACAAGGTTCCTATAAGTTATAAATTCAGCTTGATTAGCTAGGCATGGGTTGTTAATAGGATCAGCCACATCTGCTATGGTTGTCCAGTCTGTTGCAGACAGCAAGTCAGAAGCCGTTGCTTTATTTTGTTCAGCTGTTGGTGGCTCAGGTGGTAGAGGCCAGTTTCCAGTAATATTTTCCCATCCATTTTCTATAGCTTGTTGGATATAAGGCAGTTGGGATTCTTCCTCTGGATCGTATCCATAAACTTCATCACTTACTGGGTCTTTATAATATAACATTTTAACCTTCTTATCTAAGCTCAAACCATTTTGTTAAAGCTACGTTTGCAAGTACCCTATAAGTAGCTCCCGGAGGCACAATCCACCCGGCCCCTGAATTAATAACACCACCAACAGTGTTGTTAGTACATACATATATTGTAACCCCATTTACAACAAAGCTTGAACTAGCAGTAGCTGACCCACCTGTCCAGTAATTAATTGCTATGGTTCTTCCTGTTGAATTTGTATAAGTTGTGCTTAAAGCCCTAGTTGCTGTAACATCTGTCCAAGTCTGCCCTATGCTAGAAGCATAGACGTTGGCTGTTGTTGCAATCTGCGTTGTATTTGTTCCAACAACGGCTGTAGGAGCTGTTGGAACTCCAGTAAATGCAGGACTAACTGCAAATACAGTAGCACCAGTACCAGTTTGGTCTGTAAGAGCCGTAAGTAGTTGTAAGGATGTAAAAGACCCTAATAAAGACGCATTGCCAACAGACGTTACAGCCCCAGTAAGATTGGCGTTAGTAGTTACTCTTGTTGCTGTAAAATTAGTAGCAGTTCCTGTAATGTTAGTACCTACAAGAGCTGAAGGAGTACCTAATGCAGGTGTAACTAAAGTAGGTGAGGTTGCAAATACATTAACACCCGTGCCTGTTTGGTCTGTAAGAGCCGTAAGTAGTTGTAAGGATGTAAAAGACCCTAATAAAGACGCATTGCCTACAGATGTAACTGCCCCTGTAAGATTGGCGTTAGTTACGGTGCTATCAGACACCCTTGCAGAATCGACCCTGACACCGTATGTGCCACTGCCATTCCAACCCATCAATGTCGGATATGTCGCTGCCCAAGGAGTAGCCGCAGTTGTGTTATTTACCGCTGAACCTGTCGGTGATGTGCTATTAGAAGCATCAAATATAACGTGACCATTACTGTAATTCTTCCAACTTAACATATTAGCAACTGCACTTGTCCTATACGATGCCCAGTTAGTTTGGTTACCTATTAATGTTGTGGCAGTAGCAGAGTTGCCTGTAGTATCCTGATTTAATGTTGGGAACGTGCAGTTAGTTAATGTACCGCTAGTTGGTGTGCCTAATATAGGTGTAACTAAAGTAGGCGATGCGCTTAATACTGTGCTGCCAGTTCCGGTAGATGTAGTGACACCTGTTCCTCCTGCTAAGACGGGTAGGGTACCTGCGGTTAATGCAGTTGCAGATGTTGAGTATAGAGCGTTGTTAGCTGCGGCAAATGTAGTTAAGGTCGTACCACCGTAGTTATAAGCAATAGGAGTACCATTCCAAACACCATTAGATAGAGTGGCTGCACCAAAGTCTGCTGCAGTTGCATTAAAGTTATAGGTGCTTGGTAATAATGCATACCTTGCCCAAGTCCCTGCAACAGTGCCGTTAGCTATTAAGTATATGTAATCAACACCCCCAGCAGGGATAACGTCTATAGCTCCAGAGGCATTATCTCTAATTGTTAATAAACCTGTAGAGTCATTTTCAATAATGAAGGTAGTACCTACCAAACAAGTAGTTGCATCGGGTAATTGAATAGTCTGAATTGCTGTACCTACTACTCGTTGGTAGTATGTAGAAGCGGCTGTTAAAATAGTAGTTCCAGCAGCTGATGTAATTGATGAATACCCAGCAACAAACTTATTGCCCGCTACATTACCTAAACCGGGATCACCATAAGTACCTAACGAAATACCACCACTAGTGTAGATAGTCATCGAGTCAGTAGTATTGCTATTAGTAGCAAAGTGAATATTATGTGAGTTGTATGTGCCGATTGATAAGTCTTCACCAGCAGAAGCTACATAGGCAGCTCCGGGAATATTAAAACAGCCAGCACCATTACTAAAGGTAGAGGAGTTAATCCCTAGTTCAGCATAGTTTTGAGAGGCTGTACCTGCGTCATTAGATACATTTAAGTTACTAGATGCATTAGTCGCAGTGCTTTTATTCTGAACTACAACTTGGTTATATCCAGCTACTGTAGAAGCAAATGAACTAACAAGACCTGTATCACTATAGCCTAGAGTTTCCCCTATTGTAGCTACTCCATTGGCATCATAGTTTATAGACTTAGTTGCAGGGTAAGATATAAATAAGTTAACAGTACCGGAAAACGTAACAGCACTACCTGCATTGCTAGATGCTGAAATGGTTGTACGGGTTACTAAATTACCTGCAGTTGTGTAAGTACCTACCCCGTTTTCCCAGTTTCCAGACGCATCTACAGCTGTATAAAACGTAGTATTCCCGTTCCCTATTACAGAAAAAGCTTGAAATCCTGTAATAGCCCCATTACAAGTAAAACTTACTGTTGTATTAGGCGCTGCTGATTCTTGTACCCGATCTTTTAGGACTAAAGCCATTTAAGACCCCTTACGAAGTAGCAGTTGTACTATATGTGACGCTGACTGTATCACCAACTGTTGTAACTTTAGCTGTAGCAAATGCACCTGCACTATACAAAGTACCGCTAGTATTACTTTGAGTACTTGATGCACCTGAACCTGTGACTAAGAAACAACCAGCAACTGTACCACCAGCACCTGTAATAGTGTAAGTAATAGCTGTAGCCAACGAAGTAGTTATATTGACTGGACTTAAACCTGATGACGAAGATGCACCAAAAACTGCTGTACCACGAACTGCTGAACCACCAACTGTATAGGCTATAAACTCAGTCCAACCAGCATGTGAAGTCATTGTGTCAGCAGCTAGGAATGTTGGGCTACTATTAATAAGACCTAAGAAAGGACCTACAGTAGTGTATGTACCTGAAGTACGTAACAGAGTATCTAATAGCAACTCCTTACCAATGGCATTAACCAAGTTAGGAAAAGATTCTTCCCATTTAAAGTTACCATCCTTATCACGACATTCAACGTGGTAGTAACCTTCGATACCTACATGTTCACCTGAAACAGCACTAGTACCGTAACTAACTTCCGCCATGTCCCCAAACCCTTGAATTTCTTTAAGCATAATAGTTCCTAATTTGTATTGTGTTATGCCCTAAAAAATAGTAATTACAGCAGTGGTTGCTGTAGCGGGCGGAAAAGTAACAGTGAAT